CAAAAAGCCACAATGGTTCAAATGATTGGGCGTGGCTTACGCACAATAAATCCAGAAGAGTTTCCTGATTTAGTCAAAAGAGACTGCATTGTTCTGGACTTCGGGACAAGCGTACTAACGCATGGATCTTTAGAAGATCAAGTAAATCTAGACGATAAAGAAAAAGGTGAGCAACCGCTCAAGCAATGCCCAGAGTGCGAAGCTGTTATTCCTTTGAACGCTAAAATATGTCCTGTCTGTGGTCATGTATTTGATGGCGAGAAAGAAGAAAAAGAAGAACTTGACGTATTTGAAATGACAGAGTTCGATCTTATGAAGATGTCTCCATTTAGATGGATTAATATGTTTGGGGATCAAAGCCTGCGTATGGCTATGGGATTTGAGGGTTTTGTTGGAGTCGCAAATACCTCAAATCTATCAATTGCATTTGGTAAAAAATCTAGAGGAAAATTAAAAGTTCTTTCGGTTGGCGATGCTGTGCAAGCCACAGCAGCAGCAGATGATTTCTTACGAGAGATCGAAGATGGCAATGCGGCTGTAAAAACAAAAAGATGGCTAGATCAACGATTAACGGATAAACAGAGAGTACACCTTGCTGATCAAGGGGTAGATGTTGGGCTATTTGACTTCTCTTGGACGAAGTACAAAGCGGCTTGTATGCTTAGTTTCTTGTGGAACAAGGATGTAATCGAGGCAACAGTGGAGAGGTATCTATGAAAGACGTAAAAACGCGATGGGCAGTATATGATGATGGGCTTAAAATTTGGTTCAATGGTGAATTGGTTGCCAAAATTGATACAAGTGAATTTAAGCACATGGTTTCAGATCTTGCGTTATGGTTAAAGCACAATGATGCAGAGGATAAGGTTGATGGCTAGGTTTGAAATTTTTTTAATTCTTGCGAAAAGAAAAGATGATGATGAGATTTACACAGATAATTTAGAATATGTTTGTTTCTGTGAAGGGTCTTACAATCAAGATGCCATGAGTAAAAAAACAAGTAATGTCATTCAAGGCGAGATAGATGATTCAGAGGATGAGGTTTTGTTTGGTTCAGCCAATATTATTATCAGAGATAAAGTTGTATCTGCAATCAGCTTTAAGAACAAAGATTGTGATCCTGAAGAGATAGATCATCTATTAGATTTAATTTTAGAAGACAAAGAAGAAATAATGCACTGAGGAGGGCGTATGAGTAACGAACCAAAGCCAATAAAAGAGTTGGCATTTATATTAGGAACATTTGGTTGGGACACCAAATTCTCTGATCTTTCAGAAGATCAGGTTCATGTATTAATATTTGCTTTACAGGAAGCAGCAAAACTAACAGAGGAAGTTGAAATTGGGAAACTCGAAGACAAATACTATAAGTCAACAGGCGCTTGGCCTACTACAAGTATCCCCTTCTGATCCACAAGCAGAGGCAATATCGCAAGCAGTAGACAAAGCTATCGTAGAAAAGAATAGCAAACGCGAACGAAGAAAATATTTGGGAGCTTCAAGCATAGGTGACGAATGCAGTCGAAAGATACAGTATCGGTACTTAAACTATCCACAAGACGAGGGTTCGGGCTTCAGTGCAAGAACACTCAGGATATTCGAGTTCGGTCATTACATCGAAGACTACGCTGCAATGTGGCTACGCGATGCAGGGTTCGATCTGAGAACAGAGGATAAGATGGGAAAACAGTTTGGCTTTTCTATAGCCGATGATGAAATTAAAGGGCACATTGATGGTGTGGTCTGTGACGGTGACGTGGATATGGGCTATCCATGTCTGTGGGAAAACAAGTCAGCGAACGATCAAAAGTGGAAAGGCTTTCAGCGCATGGGGGTAGCCAAGGCAAATCCTGTTTACGCTACTCAGATCGCTTTATATCAAGCCTACATGGATCTTACAGAACACCCTGCGCTCTTTACAGTGGTAAATAAGAACACATCTGAGATTTACTACGAATTAGTGCCGTTCAATCGGGAGTTAGCACAGACGTCAAGTGACAAGGCTGTAAATATCTTGACTGCGGCTAAAGCAGGTGACATTCTACCTCGCATAGCTCAAACAAAAGATTTTTTTCTTTGTAAGTTTTGCGAGTTTAGGGAGACTTGTTGGAATAATTAAAAAAAGCGGGGGATAGGCAAAAGGACTATGATCTACCCCCCGAAGAGGTAAATATGTATATAAGGACAATATAATGTCATTAAGGGTAATTGGCAACACAAGATATGGTAGTGAACCGAGAGATTTAGTCGCAGAGATAACGGATAAAGTTCCGTCTTATGTGCAAATAGAGGCTTTAAAAAATGCTTATCCAAACGGAAGAGTTGTTCGGAATGAGTTTTATCTGGGGTCTTTGAATGGCGAAGCGGGTCAATCTCTCAAGATAAATATAGATCCATCTAGCTCAGAGTTCATGCGAGGCATGGACTTTAACACAGGTGATGGCATCGGGGGCATAACTAAAATCCTGATGGCGGCATATGGTTGGAAAATTAAAGATGTAGCCGAACATTTTGGCACATGGTTGGAAAAACAAAAGACAGAACCACCCATGAATCCAATAAATCCTGCACTTGCCCAGCCGCAGCAGGAACAACAACCCGAACAAGTTAAACAAAAGCGGGTTATCGACTACTCAACGCCATACGATGGAGAGTATTTATACCTGTCAGAAGACGGTGAAATTATCGTTGCGGTCAGGAAATACATCGAACGAGATCAAACTGGTGAAATTGTTCGGGATAATGACGGCAGCGCAAAAAAAGAGTTTCGTCAGTTCCCACGTTTACCAGAAACTAGGCCCCCTACCGCAGATCAAAGAAGCAGATCGGGTCATATGGGTAGAGGGCGAAAAGTGTGCTGATGAACTAATTAAGCTTGGGCATACAGCAACTTGTACTATCGGGGGCGCAGGGATGCTATCTCAGCGCACAAAAGATAAGTTTGATTTCTCTCCATTGCACGGCAAAGAGCTTATTATATGGCCTGATAACGATGAAGCGGGTCAGAAATTAGCCAAAATAGTGCAAGAGCTTGGTGTTAACGCAGGGGCAAAAGCCGTTACGATGCTTACGCCACCACAGGGTAAGCCAAAAAAGTGGGACGCTGCTGATGCGATTGAAGAAGCTTTTGATATATCGAAGTTTCTCAACGCACCAAATCATAAAGTAAAGAGAACATTATCTCTCAAAAATAGAAACCTTCTTATTGAAAATCAATTCGTTGGCGCTGCACCCGAACAAAAATTTCTAATTGGAGATACCATACCGCTGGGAGTTCCATGTGTTTTCGCGGCTGCTGGAGATAGCGGTAAAGGTATGATGACATTAGATCTGGCTATGAAGGTGGCATCGGGCGAAGCTATGCAAAATTCTTTCGGGGGTTTAGTCTCTCATCACGGGTCAGCCATTATATTATCAGCAGAAGATGACAGAGATGAGCTTCATCGCAGGGTCAGCAGACTGGATAAGATGAACACTCGTTCGGGTTATAGACATGATTTGCTGGTTGTGCCCCTTCCAAACGAAGGCGGAGTGTTTCCAATTATGATGAAGGCCGACAATACCTACGTCACATCTCCAGAGTTTGAAAAGATTTACGAGGAAATGTTGGAGATCGAGGATCTGGCATTGATTGTTATTGATCCTATGGCATCATTTGTACACGCAGATGTAAATGCAGATCCTGCAGCAGGCGCTGCTTTTATGGGATTGTTAGCTCAAATGGCTACAGAAACAGGCGCTACAGTTATGGTTAATCACCACATGGCTAAAATCAGGGATAAAGATCCTGTTACAACGCCAGAACAGGCTCGTAATCTTATTCGGGGTACGTCAGCTATTGTCGATGGGGTTAGATCAGCATTTGCTGTTTGGCAAGTGGATGAGGGCGTAGCTAGAACAAGATGCACAAATCTTGGAATTAGTTACACAAGAAACACTGTCTTTGATGGCGCAGTCGTAAAATCAAACGGTGTTGCTAATCGGGACATCAGACATTTTATTCGTAACCCGAACAATGGACTGCTAGAAGATCGAAGTGAGGATATTAGAAGCATCATTGGTTCTGAAATTGTTCGGAATAGATTAGAATATGTGTTTAATTTTATAGATCTGCAAGAGCAGGCGGGTATTTATATGACGCATGATGGACAAGATAGTATCTTTGACACTATTTCCTCAACTCCAGATACAAATATAAACGCTGCAAACTTGAGGGATGATGGCAGAACTACAATTAAAAAAGCTGTTACAGCTTTGTTGCAAGCAGGTAGAATTGGTAAATATAAAAGAACAAATCAAGGATCGAGAAGGTTTCTCGGTGTTGTGGGCGGTGATCTATATCAAGCAGAACAAGCAATCATAAATGGAGGTGAGTAATGAAGGCTCAAGTAAAAGGTAAGATATACCAAAGCGAAGCGGCTAGAATAAGATATGAAGATCTCTACAGCAAAAACTGGTGCGTTCAAAATAGATTGGACGTATCAGAAAGACCAAAAA